TAGGTGGGAGTGGCTGGGAAGAAAGAGTCAGAGCCCAGAGGCAGAGCAGAACCAGTGATTCGCTAGAAGCCAATAACGGCCATCTCCACATTGCTCAACGAGCGATCCCTGGATATCGGATCAGTGCCGGTCACTTACAGACCGGCCAAAACAGCGTCTTAATCTCTCCCTGTAGTAATGGCTACCCCGTTCGTCGAAGGATTCCCCAACGCCGTCCCGCCGTTGGCAGAGCGCACGGCCTCGATCGTCCGGATGCTGGAGGTCGAAGCAGCGTTGCTCGCGCAGCTGCACGCGGAGCACGGGATCGTCGGCACCTACTCCCACCTCGCTGGCGTCAACGTCTTGCGTGTGACGTCGCTCTTTCGCACGACCGGCGACGACGTCGCCGCCAGTCGGCACGCGGCTGAAGCCCATGACTGGGATGCCTTGTCGAAGTACCCCGCCAACTTCCGGTTCTTCGCCGGCCTCCCCGCTAGCGTCGTCCCCGACCAGGCGTTGATGCATGACCTGGTCGCGACCCGCAAGCAGTTGGTGGCCGGCAACATGCGGCTGATCGTCAAGCAGGTCCGTCAGTACGTCTACGCCAGCAAGACGCGCCGATCCGTCGACGACCTTGTGGGCCTAGCTGTTCTTGGCTGGCTGGAGGGGGTGGACAAATACACCCCGGGAAACAAGCCGGTAGCGGTGCGCGCGTTCAACGCCGTTTGTTTGGGGCGCATGTCGGGCGAACTCTCCAAGATCGCTCGGACAGGCCACGCCCTCCACCTCCACCAGAAGGAGGCCCATCATTTGGTCAACCTTCGCGCGGGTCGCGTGGAGAATCCCACCGCCGACGACATGGAGCTGATGCGCCTGGACGACCCGGCCAGCTTCGACCGGTTCCACGTCGGCGACGACGGCGAGACAGGTTTAGATGGCTTCATCGCCGACCCCGCTCCGTCAGCTCTGGACATGCTGATCGCGCGCGAAGAGGCCTTGTCTGTTTTGCCAGCGCCTCGGCCAGCGGGTTCCGTTCGCAGTCTTCCGTCAGGGTCCACCGCCCCAATAAAGCCTGCACGGTGCGGGCGGCGCGGGAAAGCCGTCCAATGCGTCGAGACGGGGGTGGTTTATCCCACGGGGCTCGCCGCAGTCAGGGCGTTCGGCGGCGCGCCGAGCACGTCGGGCAACCTCTCGCAGGCGATCAAGCACGGCGGAGCGTTCCGTGGACATCACTTTCGGTTCGTTGAACAGAGCCCAGCACCCCAGACCCCAAAGGAACCCACACACATGGACAAGAAGATCGTATCTGACACTGACCGGCTCATCGCCATCTACGCCGAAATCGTTGCGTTTCGTTTCGGGTCTACCGCTTTCGATGCCGAGTTGTCGGTGGCCGAGCACGCCTTGGCTCCCGTCGTCGCGCCGCTGCTCATCGCCGAGGCCGAGTAAGTGGGCGCCAAGTTCCGCAACAAGGTTGCCCAGTCGCAGGGGATCGCCAAGCTCCGCAAGGACGTCGGCGAGACCTTCGCGCAAGTGGGTGAGGTCCAACGGGGCCTCAACCGGCAACTGATCGTCACCCTCCAGATTCTGGACGCTACGCTGGAGGTCCTTGGCCTGCACGAGAAGGTCAACGCGATCCTGGACGCGCGCCATGCCGCGACCGCAAAGCAGGTGGACACGGTCACGCCGGCCGAGATCACGACCGAGCCCACCACGGAGTCCGATGTCTGAGGACGGACACACGACCGACGGCCGCGCGCTCCGCGCTGACGATCGGCCAGCCCATGACGGTGTTGACCGCGACCCGACCCACCGGCCGGGTCCGGTCAAGCACCTGGTGGCGAAAGGAAAGCGGATCGTGGTCACCACCGACACGCCCGAGGCGCTTGCCGCCGCGGCGTCGCTGACGTTCAGCGAACAGAAAGACGCCATCGAGCGCGCTAACTCGATCGCCCTCGCCCGCGTGGTGGCCGCCATCGAGGCGGGGACTGGCGTGCTGTCTCAGAACCTGGCCGACCTCCGCACGTGCGCGAGCATCACCAAGGCCATGTTGGCCGAAGACCGCGCCAACCCCTCCGCCCCCGACCCCAGCAAGATGTCCGACGAGGACTTGAGAAAGGCTGCGAAGTGAATTTCCACCTTTGTGTCGACGGTGGGTCTAGCGGGTACAGCCTAGGGCCCATCGATGAGTGCCCTTACTGCACCGAGGCCAGCGCCGACGAGCAGCGAGCACACAGCGCAACCGGCCACGCCGTCGGAGCCACGTCAGCTAGCCGCATGTTGGAAGAGCTGAAAAAGGACCGCGCCGTGGCCGTCCTCTCCGACCCCATCGCACGCACCGTCGCGGAGCAGCTCGCCCGCGACCCGCGCCTGGTGATCACCAACATCGAGTTCACCACTTCCGGCGGTAACTCGTACCGATTCCGAAAGGTCAAGTAATGCCCTCCAAACTGTCGCTAGGTCAGAAGGTCCGAGTCATTGAACGCATGATGGGCGAAACCGGCCAGTTGGTCCGCAACATGGCCGACTACATCCAGGGCGCGATCCAGCAGCTCGGGCAGAGTATCTACACCGTCGCGATTTCCAACGCGGCCGTGGTGGAGCTGCTCGGGGAAGAGCAGGTGAAGGCCAAGATCGTCGAGATCGAGCAACGCCGCGCAGAGCAGCGAGCGGCCGAAGATGAAGAGCGCGCGCGCCGCGCTCAAGAGCTGGCCGACCTTAAAGCCGCCCAGTCCGACCTCCCCGAGGTCACCCCGCCCGAGTCAGTGGATCAACCCGAGCCGGTTGGTGCTGACGATGGGCCGGAAGACAAAACCCTTCTCAACTAAGGCGCAGCTCCGCCAGCTTCAAGCGAAGTGGTACGCGCGCCTTAGGCGCGATGGGTTTGTTGACGTCGAGGGTGGGCGCGACCTCAACCACCTCAACGCCACCACCCTGCCGGGCTCGGGCTCGCTGTCGTTCGTGTCGACGACGGCTGAAGGTCCCGACGGCCTCTTTGACGCCACCGAGCTGTTCGAGGTCGACAACGATGCGGTGTACGGCGGATTTACGTCGGTCGCCAACACCTCCCAGGCGGTCCTTTGGCGGAAGGTGATGGGCGCCGCGCACGATCTCCCGTCGAACTACAAGCACCGCGCTTTTCTGATCGACTGGGCGACCTCGGGCGGCAAGCGCCGCGCGGCTGCTCGTCGGGCCGGGATTCCAATCAACATCGCGCGCGGGGACACGGCGCGGTTCTGCGCGCGCATCGGTGTCGAAGAGATCGCGCTTTTCACTTCGGCGAATCCAGCGCGGTCGATGAAGCCCGAGGCGCCCACCCCGGCCCCCGTGCGCCGCCTCTCCAAGCGCGAGATCGCGCGCCTCCAGTACACGCCCCCGACCAAGAAAGACCCCCGATAATGGCATCAGTCAGCATCCGCCCGGCAGAGCCGTCAGACCGCAACTACATCACCGCGACGACCAGAGAAACCCTCCTCAAGAAGTCGGCGTATTGCGCCGGCCTGCACCCGGAGGTCGTCAACAACCTGCTCGACTCGGTGCTGTCGATCTACTCGACGGCCGTGGCAACGCCGGTCGACGACCCCACCACCATCCTCGGGTTTGTCGTCTACATGCCGGGCTCGGTGGCGTTCGTCTACGTGCGCCACCACGTGCGCCGTCACGGGCTCGCCACGAAGCTGCTGGAGCACGCGGGCGTCATGAAGGGCGACGAGGTGGTGACGCCCTTCATGGTCACGAAGAGCGACGCCGGCCCGTTCCAGCGGTTCGCCGAGTCGAAGGGCTACCGCGTCCGGTTCCGCCCCTACCTGCCGCTGCAGCTCATGGCTGAAGCCCTGGCCCCGAAGTCCGAAGTTGCCGCGACCCAAGGTCAGTAAGGAGGCCGCGCAGGCCGAGCAGCGGCGCCGCGCTGTCGCCATCATCTCCCGGTTCACCGCGGAGCTGGTGGCGGGCGACCACGGCCCGCAGCTCGCCTACCTGAAGTCCACCGCCCAGTTCGTGGTCGCGGCCTGCTCGCGCCGCGCTGGGAAGACGTGGGCCAACTGCGCCCTGTTGGCGATGACCGCGCTCCTCTCCGAGGGCGTCACGTGCGTCTACGTGGGTATCTCGCTCGACCAGGTACAGCGGACCGCGTGGCGCCTCTGGAAAGCGATGTTGAAAACCTACGGCCTGGAGCCGCTCGTCACGTCCTCCACCGAGGACATGGTGACGACCTTCTACAACGGGTCCGTCGTCCACTTCGGCTCCCTTCAGAACGAGCGCCACGCCAACACGTGGCTGGGCGCCTCACTCGCGGGCGGGATCGCCATCATCGACGAGTGCCAAGAGGCGTCCAGCGACCTGCTAGAGGCCGCGGAGCGGATCATCGACCCAGCTCTGACGGACACCACGGCGGACCATCCCGAGCCCGGCCGGTTCGTGTGGTCGGGGACGTTCCCAGAGACCCAGACGGGCCGATTCTGGGAGCTGTACAGCGAGCGCACCAAAGAGGGGTCGCCCTACGAGGTCCACACCTGGAACCGCTTCCAAAACCCCTTCCTGAGGGACCAAGAGAAGCGCCTGGCTGAAGTCCTCCGCAAGGCCAAGGTCACCGTAGATGAGCCCTTCATCCAACGCGACTGGTTTGGAAATCCCGTCTACGACCGGAACGCCACCGCGTACGGCTTCGACCCAGAGAAAAACACGTACAAGCCGACGCGCCCCGCGTGGTTGGCGGAAGTCGACCTCCATCCATTCGAGGTGATGGCCTCGGTTCCGCCCCCGGGCTGTTCCGTCTTCATCGTCGGGATCGACCCCGCGGGCCTACAGGATCGCTACGCGATCGAGGTGTGGGGATTCGGCAAGGACTCCAACGCCCTCTATCAGGTGTTCGAGGCCGTGACGGAGAAAGGGGCCAACCCGCTCCAGTCGCAGGCCAACGCCGTCCTCGGGTTCATCAACAAGCACTACCAGCCCGTGACCGCGTGGGTGCGTGACTACGGCTCGGCCGCCATCACCGACGACACGCTGTTGAGGGAGCACGGGATCGCGAACGTGGAGCCGGCCATCAAGGCCGCTCTAAAGGCTCGCGTGGACCGCATGCGCGACCTTCTCTCGACGGAGCGCGCTTTCGTGATGGAAGGCTCCAAGCTGGCCGAGGACTTCGCCAAGGCGCGCTGGTCTCTGGAGGCCCGGGAAAAGGGTCAGTGGAAGTGGCACTCCAGCCACCACCCCGACGCCGCCGACGCGGCCGTGTACCCCCTGCCCCACTACTTCGCCTTCAACGAGGCGAAGCCGGCCGCCCCGAAGACGGTCAACGAGATCGCGGCGCAGCTCTTCCAGCAAGCGCTCCACCCGCCCAGTAATACCGCCTACGGCTACCGCGACGAGGTGGCGAGCGGCGGGGACGACGGCTACGGGGGTCCCCAGTGAGACCACACGTTGATCGACCCGTGTGCGGGTCCCAGCACTTCCGAGCCTTCTAAAGCAGCTCAACGCCAGTTCGCGACCGGTTCGCGCATTCGAGTACGACCCCAGCACCGAGCGGCTGCGGATCGAGTTCGCCGACGCTGCACCCGTAGCGCCGAAGACCATCGAGGCCAAGCCGACGGTGCAGCCCAAGCCGGTCGACTTCGTCCCGGGGACGATGATCCCCAACGACGATTCGCCGCTCCACCCGTTCGACCTGGTGATTTCGCCCCCGACCATCGGGGAGGGCAACTAAGTGAACCCCGTCAAGAAAGACGAGGGCTCCAAGGCCGACCGCGCGGCAGATCGCAAAGACCGCTGGTGGAAGGCGCCCAAAGAGGACGTAGCGCGCCAGCTCGCCGCGTGGTGCGACAACATCGAGCGAGTCTCATGGGCGCGTCGGTGGAACAACCTCGCGTTCTACCGGTACATGACCGGCCGGCCCAATGCGCCGGCCACGTACAACTACGCGACCACCAGCCGGCCCAGCTCGGTCAACGTCTACTCCCGCGCCGTCTTTGAGACGCCCCGCTACAACGTCCTCCGCCAATGCTCGGACGCGCTGGCCAACCGAGTCTACAAGAACCGGCCATTCCTGCAGGTGTGCCCGATCGCAGGCGACTTCAAGGCGCGATGCAAGGCCAAGCATCTCACCCGCTATCTAGATGCCGCGTTCTTTGACCTGAAGCTCTGGCCGATCATCGAGCAGTGCGGCGAGGACTGCCGTATCTGGGGAACCTCGTTCCTGAAGGTCGACGTTGGGCTGGACGACACCGTCCGCGTCACACGCATCCTTCAAGACGAAGTCATCATCGATGACAACGAGTGCAACACGGGCGAGCCGCGTCACCTCGCCATCCGCGTGTTCGTCAACCGCGACGAGCTGGCCGCCAAGTACCAGGACAATCCCGCGGCGCTCGATGCGATCCGCAACGCGCCGAAGTCCTCCAACGGGTTTTTCTTCGGCGGGGACCTCGATTGCACTGACGTTATCGTCCTCCGTGAGGGCTGGTCTCTGCCCATGGGCAAGGTCAAGGGACGCCACGTCCTGGCCGCGGGTGACTTCGCCTTCATTGACGAAGAGTACAAGCGCGACCACTTCCCGATCGCCAAGCTGACTTTCAAGCAGGTGTCCACCGGGTGGTTCGGGATGGGCATGGCCGAGATGGTTATGGGCCTCCAGCGCGAGGTCGACCGCTTGCTGGCCGCCATCTGGGAGAACATGCGCCGCGCCGCCTGGCCGCGCATCGGGATCGCCGCGGGTTCCAACGTCACCGCGGGCCAGCTCGCCGACAAGTCCAACGGCATCTACAGCTACACGGGCACCGCGCCAAAGTTCGATTTTCCAGAGGCGCTCTCCCCGGACCAACACCAGTACCTCAACGACACTATCCAACGCATCAAAGAGACGTTCCGACTCAACGACCAGATCGCGCAAGGACAGAAACCCAAGTACACCTCGGGCAAAGCCATCGTTGAGCAGAACACGATGGACGATGCGGCGCACATTGACATCGCCCAGCATCTCGAGGATTTCGTAGAAAATATCGGGTACCTCATCATCGAGGCGTCCGAAATCTGCAAGCCGTCGGTCACTCTCCCCGGCCGCAAGATTCAGCAGATCGATTGGGCCGACGTCGAGATCGCGCGCAACTCGTACAGCCTCCGCGCGTTCCCCGTCGGCCGTCTGTCGCAGTCCATCGCGGAGCGCACGCAAGAGATTGAGTCCTGGTACGCGGAGGGCTCGATCTCGCGCGGCGTGAAGATGCGTTTGGAGCAGGTGCCGGACGTCGACGGTTACCAGGATTTGGTCAACGCGTCCGGCGACTACATCGAGCAGGTGCTGGATCACATGATCGAGGACGGCGAGTACGAGCCGGCCGAGCCGTGGTGTGACCTCCAGTCCGCGCTGGAGACGACGCAATCCCGCTACCTCCAAGAGAAGATTCAACACACGCCCCAGGATCGTCTCGACCTCCTGCTCCAGTTCATGGCGCAGGTGCAAGAGATGATCGCTGACGCCGCGCCCACGCCGGCACCAGGTGGCCCCGGGTTCGGCATCCAGCCCCCGGGCGCGCCCCCGACAGCTCTCAACGGACAGCCTGCCCCCCAGGCGCCGTTCCCCATCGCGCCGTCCATGGCGCCGCCCGCTCAGCAAGCCGCGTAATTCCCGCCGTTCGTCAGCTCTCTACCCAAGGACACGATCATGTTGCCAGTCGCTTCCGCTATCGCGGTCGAAACCACCGCACCCCACCCCGCCGTCAAGAGTGGCGCAACTCTCGCCCTCGACGCCCTGAAGGCCGC